TCTCCATAATTACGCTTGGGACACAAGATTCCGCCCCTGTGGTCTCCTACGTTATAATGAAAGAACATTTCCTTCAGTGGATCTCCGTCGTTAGTTGGAATGATCCGAATGTCGGTGTCGCCCTCGTCTGGTTTAAACCAAACAGAAGTAGAATCACCTTTGTTTTCACCGCGCAAAGTTGCGAGCTTGCGGCGCATAAGCTCCATATCAATTGACATTATTCAATTTCTCCTTTTGTGAATAAAGTATAACACACCCAACTTTAAGAGTCAAGTGTTTTTTGTTCTTGTACTACGTTTGTGTGGGCAACGCAGAACCCAAAATCATCGTGCTCGGTTTCATAAATGGCATATGAAATCTTTTTGAAAGCATTCTTTGGTTTTTCCTTGAGCAAATCAACCAGCTTTTTGTGAAGGCCTCCCTCACTCGCTAATCTTTTGTCGTTTATACATATATAATAACACACTTCTCGCGGGGCGTCAAGCTCAAAAAACCATTTTTCTTCAAGTTTTTCTACATCCAGCGCAGCTATGGCGCGAATGCGACTTGTGGCGGCCGGGGTCGATACTACACCAATCTCGGGCTCTGTAAACTCAAAGAAATTTAAGTAATGGACCATCGAGAAAATCGTGTTATTCAGGGTATCATAATAGGTCTTAATAGGTATTTCTCCTATTACCTTTTCTAGAAGGGCGTTGGAAATAATCGTGATCGAATTAAATAACCCAGAGCGCGCATATTCTTGCAGTACTGCAAAAGTAATCTTCTCATTTGTTTTGGGGGCGCCGGTCAACAACTCCGTATCGGGCTGAATATAAAAGAGGTCTATTCGAGTGTGCCTAATTTGTTCTAAGATGCCTAGTCCATAATTAGAGCTAAGAGAGGCTCCCGTAATAAATACTTGTGTTCGTTCGCGAACATTTTTAAAAAACTCTGTGAGATCGGGTACATTCTGCTCATATTGATCTGGGTCTTCAAAATGTTTTAGCTTAAATTTATTTTTAGTATTTCTTTTAACTTTATTGTTTAAAGCATATACTTCATAATTGCTAATATCTTCAAACTTTTCTACAATAGCAGAACCGACGTTCCCGATACCGATAATTGAAATCATAACTTTAACTCCTCTATGCTGCCATAATCTTTACCGCATTTTAAATTAACTAAGAACTGGTCTAGTTTGTTCGTCGAGAACATTTTCTTTATCTCCGGTACTAAATGCCTGTCTTCATTAGCTAAATCAATCACAATTTCATCATGCACAACAAAGGCAATAAAAGATTTTTTATCTTCCAAGTATTTATCGATTGCTACCGCTCGATCTAATACCAAATCTGCTGTGGTACTCTGTATAATATAATTCAAAGCTTTGCGTTTGTCAACCTTTATTTTTCTTTTAAATGGAGTGTGTACAAATTCTTCGTCATACCACTTGTCGAGCACCTCTTCTCTCTTATAGCTTTCAAACTCATTGGCTGGTGCATCGCTGTTATATATCCACGCAAAAAACTTTACCTTTGCTTCTTGCCGAGATATTTCCTCTCGGATTAAATTCTTAATGTGCCATTCGTGCACGTCTTCTTGAGGCTGGTCTTCGCCGGCTAGCGCAATGAACGTTCGTACCTCGGCAGCGTTATAGTCAAGTGACAATAGCCAGTCGTTATGGGGTTTTACAAGCTTCCTAAATTCCTTTTGAAGGGTCAGTATAGGAAACGAATTTGCTCGCGTTGTAAGGCGTCCTGTGACTGTTCCGAATAAATTGTAATCAACATGAGTAGGACCACTTAGCAGCCTCTTAATTCGCATAGAATTTGAGGAAGAATAGTGCAACTTTTTACACCCCTCGTTCGTTAGATGAAGGTGCCGATACTTAAGATCGTGTAGGAGTGCCGATACATTCTTTAGATGATCATAGCACTCGGGTTTGGAATAGTTCTCTATGACATGAGCTGTCACTTTATTTTTAATCTCGCAAAACTTTTTAAGAAAATCTTGGGGTACCAAATCAAAAATACAATGGTCGCGCATATTAACCTTGGCCAATTCAAAAGATTTTAGATAAGCTCGGAATCTTTTTTGGGCCGCCTTGAGTTCTTCAAGATGTTTGGCCGGGCATGCTTCAGCCAAGGAAAGACCTGCGCAGTATAAAGAAGCATACTCTATATCTCTATTCTCTAGTCCACCCGAATACTTCCATGTATGGGTGAGTTCGGTGGGGAAATCTTCATAATAAAGCTTACCCTCACAATAAACACCTACACATTCACTTTTATCATCTAACGTCTGAAATATCACCGTCTGCTCGTTTATTTAAGATTTCTACGGGCTTTAATCCGGTGGACCTCGCGTTCGGTCTCACGCCAATCTCCGCCGTGTTTTCGCTCGTACTCATCTTTTGCTCTTGCATATTTATTATTATAACTCACTGAGCCAATATAGTCAAATGGTTTATTGAGAACATACTCAAAATTTTTAATAGCTACATTAATTTGCCCTGTGCGCATCACACCAATACAGTCATCTATGAGCCGTAGTTGTTCTGCTGGGGTGAAATGACTTTCCTCTTCCAAAAACCTTATCTGACAATATGTTTTAATATAATATTCAGCACTTTTAAGAGAATTAAACTCTCCAAACGTATAGGAGGGTGCGTAAGTTACCAGAGGCGAAAGCTCATTACTATAAGCACAGATAGCTGGGGTCGTCGTATGCGGGGAGCGCACAACCAGAAAAAGATTATATAGATCTTTTTCAAAACGGCTTATATAGGCGACTGGCACACTACGAAAAATGGACCCTAGCGTTCCTGTGACACCAGAGGCGTGGCCGGCACGTGATTGAGCGTCCATCATTATCTTGGAGTCCAGGTCAGCTAAGAGGCGCCAAGGCGCCGACGAATCTACAATAAAACCATAAGAATTACACGTCTTTACATAAAAGTCCCAATTAAGGCTGTTATAAAAAAGATCAATCTTCTCTTGATCGTTGTTATATCCTAAATCTGCAATTTCAACAACGAGGCCGCTAACGCGTGATGGACAATATTTACTTTTAGTCCAAGCCACTTGAGTGAATGGTGCCTGCAGCGCTGCGTCTGGGAGAACTTGAAGAAGGGCTGACATAAAATCATCCATTGTTAAAATAACAATACCTCGTTTTCTAAGCTGTGTCTTTAAGGTGTTGGCCATTAATCCAAAATATTGGTCATATCGTATAGTAGGATTGGTATAGGCTTTATAAACTTTTAAATTAGAAAGGAATGGATCGTTGGGGTTGATCTTTCCGATCATTGCACATTTTTCAAATTGTTGGGCCATCTGCTCAAAGAGATCGACCACAAAATCAACTGCTTGATGCGTTTCATCCGGATTAACTAAAACTTTAGAATTAAATTTCTGGAGAGCGCTTTGTCTTACGATCATCGGAACATATTGTTGATCAACTTTTCCATACATATTAAGCTCTGCCAGATGATAGTTTATTAAATTATTGTGTGAGACAGCCCCCTCAGTGCGAGCAGTAATAGATTTTCTATAATATTTAGTTCGCTTATAAAACAGCGATTTCAAAGGAATGGTGGTTTTTTTAACGTATTTGCTCATTTCTATTCCTTAAGGATTCACCACCTCTTCCTCGGCATTGTCATTTCGATTGGCTAAGGCGCTGTGACATTGTGCCGGCCCTGTTGTGGCTGCATCCGGGTTCCCTGTAGCTGTAGCTCTTTCAGCTTGAATTGCGGAGTTTTCTATGGCATTGACCCACTTAGCATAAATTTTAGATTCAGCTTGACCTGCTGCAAAAGTATGCGAAGATTTTACTATCATATAATAACCGCCAATACCTAAGTCTGTCAAGCCAAATTCTGTAGCAGTTCCTCCCGCTCTCATATCGGGCGCAAAGCCGCGCGGATCCACATATATGTAAGTCCCTGGATAGGTTTTAACATTAGAATAAGAATCGATTTCGGTATCGTACACGACACGCAATTGTTTTAAGCCGTCATAGCCATCTTGTTCGAATCTAACCTCTGCCAAACCACGCGAATCAGTTTTACTGAGTTTAATGTTTTTAATGAGTCCTTCGCCGCGGCCAAGTTGATAGTGAAAGATTCCGGCATTTTCATCATCTCGCTTGTTTCCTTGCATGCGCTCTGCGGGTGCAGTACGTCCTGCAAAATAAACAAAATAGTTGACTTCGTCCGCAACGTCGGGCGAAGAGATTGGGCCGCGGCCGGAGATGTTTAAAATGGGCATCGATAAGGTCGATAAGGAGATCCGAGCTTTACCCGCGGCTTTCATACTAGCAGCGATTTCATCAAGCCCATCGGCTTGTTGCGGATAACTCGTTATAACTGCTTGATTAACCCGTACTCTTTGTTTAATACTCCAATCAAAACAAGTTTCATCGTTTAAGAAGTCTCTTATGAGCTTGTTAAACAAGTCATTAAGAAAACTCGTAAGAGTATACGTGCTTCTCTCTTTTTTCAACATCTGGTCCGCAAGATATTCCAGAAAATACCGAACTGAAATAGGTATGTCACCGAAGTTTACCATCGCACTCGCGCCTCCTAAGACTCGTGTACCTTGATCGCCTTGATTCACAAACTCCACCGGGCCTAATAAAATTCTTAATTTTTTAAAATTCTTATAAGCCCGAGTATATTTATCAACTGCCATTGTAACTTGACAACGCGTAATATCTGAGCCTTCCGTTGACAGTCGATCCGAAAGACGGTCGCCCAACGTTGAAAGCTCCTTTTCGAGTGATTCTAAAATCGTATCGATCAAATCGCTTATATAGAAGAAGGAAAGGTTTATTGTTTCTGGATTCTCTACAAGAAGGGATGCCTTAAAAACATTCGCCTCTTCACTCTCAGAGCCGACTCCCGCATCTGCAAAATTATAAGAGTCAAAGGCAGTCGCCATTTCGGCCGCTAGGCTAGCATCATTTTCACTATCGCTTTGTATTTGAAAAGCTTCTCCAGCACCCTCCCCCGCATTCCAATTGTAGAAAGGGCCGGCCGAGTTAAACTCTGCCACTTCGGACCACGGAAGTTTTATATAATAAATTCGTTTTTTGCCTTTTAGGTTTTCTATTAAAGAAGTAAGCGCTTGGCTTTTTTCTGCTGCAGCCCTGTCAGCGAGAGTTTTTTTAACGTTGCTTGCTTCTTCGGATTTGCAATTGCGATTATAGAACTCTATTTGTAAATTTCTTATAATTTGTTCGATGGTTGTGTCAGTGCCGGCAAAAATATTAAATGCCGGGCTATCGTAATAATCGTCTACAAATGCCAGATATTCAATAGTAAAGATGACACGCCCCATATCATCAAATTCAAAATTATGAACGGTAGGCGTTAAGTTTAAAGTAGTGTAAGATTGATAAATGGCATCTCGTAAGTTGTTACTATTACGATTTGGATCGCTCGTGAGACTGCTCATCGTGCTCCAAGGACCTTGACCAGAGGGGCGCGCCCAGCCAACAACGGCCTTAAGCCTAAAGTTTAATTTATCTAAATTGGCTTCTTCAAGCGCCGAATGTTGCCCTATGGCGGTGACAAAACCTCCAGCAGCAATAGTCGCGCAATCATTGTTGCTCTGAGTAGGTTGTGTGGTCTTGAGAGCTAAATCACTATAACTAATCCCATTGTGCACATCAAATAATTCAGACATACTATTAGCAAAGATCTTTAAAGTGGCTTTAATGCTCTTTTTAACAGCAAAAGGATTATTTCCTTCATACGAAAAATCAAAGCTTTTTACTCCCACTCCAAAGCCGCGTTGTTCTTTTCTTTTCAACACTTCTTGAAGATTTGGCGCGCCCCAAGACTTAAAAATAAACTCTTGTTCTGTGGTTTCGTTATCACTGTCGTAGGCTACTTTAAACAGCCGAATCATTGGCTGCAAGTGATTAAGGACATCACTTTTCATATTAAAGAAAACTTTTTGATCACCAGTCTGCGTGAGCTTGTTAAGAAACCCATAAGAGTCTCCATCAACTAATAAAGTAGAGTTGCCGGCTTCCCCTAAATAAGGCACTCCCTTGCCGGGAGTCGCGCCGGTACCGCAGCTAGCTGCTATGGAGCCAGAACGCGGCGCAGTGCTGTCCCGACGTTTTTTGTGATCAGCAATATCGGAAATATAAGAAAGTAAAAAGCATTGCTCATTAAAAATAGTTCGCTGGCGATCCATCGCAGCATAGGTAGAGGCACTATGGCTATCGTCAAGCATGTCGATCAGAGAATCATTAAGACCGTCCCATCCGTCGCCGCGGACCAGAGCCGCGGCATATGCAAGGGGCCCCTGACCGCCGCCGGCTAGCGCTACTATCGCCTCGTTATAATCTTGCTGAGCATTGGCAAAGATCCGGGATTGCTCCGACCAACACCCATAGCCCGCGGCTATGTTCCTGGCGAAGAGAGAGAACTGACCCAGGAGTCCCCCAAGATCGTTAAGAAGTTCTTCGTTGGCTGCTCTATTAATATCGGCCGCGATGAGCCTCCGCAAGGCAGCCCTTGCCTGACTAGCCATTTCGGCAAGTGTGCCATTCTTCCATGATCGTGCGCCGCGCGGGACTGTGACGCTGGGATCTGTTGCCTGCGCCTGGGAGAGTCCTTGGGCATAGCTATCATCGGCAAATGCGGCAACCTGATCGCGCGCGCCGGCGCCCGAGGTAAAGTAATAAGAAAGCTGTACCGCGCGCTCCCAGGCCGAACCCTCTCTTTGTTCGACCTCCTGGGCGCCCAGTTGAGCCCAAAAAGCTTGATGCGCGTGTGCGTGGAAGGTTCCAGCGTGCTGGATGAGAGTTTTAATGCCTTTGCGCTGTTCGTTGGTGACATCGGTTCTTTGATACTCCTCTTTGAGAGCATTCGGCATCACTTGGCCGGTTTTGAGGGTGAGCGTGCCAGAATCATATTCGCTCTGTCCAAGCTCACCAGCGTCGCTCTCGCCGGTGACGTAATGGTGCCACTTAAGGCGTTCTCCCCGCGCGATATTGCCCGGCGTGCCAGAACGATGAGAGTCTGCACAAAATGCAGAATTTTCAGCCATTGAACGAGCATAAAAATAAACACCCCCAAAAAATTGTGCCGCCATTTGGCTATCAACAGAACTATTTTTTAGAGAAATAGCTAATCTATTTGCCGCCGACACCTCTTCGCCATGGCGGGTGAACGGCGCCGAAGAGTCCGCGGCCTCCAGCGTAATATTGAAGGCGCCAGCCTCGGACGTCCAGGCTTCATCATGGCCGCGTGGATTATCAGTATCGGTAAAATTCTTATCCCAGATAACTTTAAGTTTTTGGTAAGATTCACAAGCTTTTTCTTCATTTAATTTGATTTGCCGTACACACTTCTCGACCTCATCATAATAAAGAGTCGCAGCGCGAATGTGTGCATCGACGGCAGCTAGCGCCTGATCGACTTCATCGTCGTCCAGATTTCCCTCGATCCGTAAGAAGGCGCGCTTTTTTTCTATTGCGCTCGCATTCCTGTTGTCGCGTTGCCATCTTTCCCACTCGCTCATGCTCTGGTCTTCCGTTGCCGGGCCGCCGGTGATGTCCGAAAAATCGCCTCCTCCGCCAGCCATTTCAGTAAGCCCTCATGACTTTAAGCGCTGCTTCGATATCAAGCGGAATGGTTAATGTGCTGCCGATCCTAATGTCGGCTTCGGTGGCATAACCATTATAGAGTGCAATGACCCACCAGTAGCGAGTATCTTGATAGTATTGATCGGCTAAGCGATATAAACGATCTCCGTATTTCCACATATGATTGGTGGTCTGTAGGGTGCCGCGTTCTGCTGCGGTGGGGTTATAAATATAGGGGGTCTCGTATTGGCGGATGTTTTTGATCCCGCGTTCTTTGCGCAAGAATTCATAACCGCTAAAGCCGTTATTAATAATTCTGTATTTTGAGTATCGTGATGCCATAGGTTAATGTTATTCTCCTGGTTCCCAAGATTTATCGAAAGTGGTAGAGTCGAATCCAGATTTATCATATTCGCCTGTGTGCAGTGCCAATTCTGTCGCTGCTCTTCCCACGTCGCTCTCGTATTCGTACATTTTGGGGGCTCCTTCAGCATCTATATTGGAGCCCTCAATGCGTGTAATAGTGGGTCTAGGCACCAACGCCGCATAGCGTGCTTCGGCGTTCGCTGTAAGTTGATCGGGGGACATGTAATAGTCGGACTTTAAGTCGTCTTCTGCCTCCAAATTCGCGACCATGACCGTCATGTTTAGGGTGCGCTCGTCGTTAGCGTCCTTACTTATAGGGGAAGAGCCCTCAAAGTCAAGCCCATATGGGAATGCAGGTTGGTGGAAATTGTTTTCCCTATCCCACCCTAATGAGTGCTCGTGGATCACATCAAAGTCAAAATTAATCTCGATAAGTTTTGGCAAAAGATTGCCTCCAGTGGGACCTCTCTCGATAACACCGGCTTCGCCGGACAAATTATGATTAATGGTAAGCGATTTTAAGATCCCCAATAACCCATCTTTAGAAGTATGATATGCTTGAGGGTTAGAATAAGTTTCTGGGCCGGCGCCTGGGGCCTGGGCTCTGGCCAAGTTCATCACCCCCAATCTCAAAAGAGGCGATTGGGCGATAGTGGTAGCAGATCCTCGTTCCAAATATGTGGGATATAAAAATTGTGCCAACGCTTGTACCTTGGCGAGATTTTCGTAAGCTTCGCTCTGGGTGGCAGCAGGGATCTTTAACGCCAGAGAAATAGTACGTGTCGTGTTCTTAAACTGATAAATGGGATCCATGCGCCCATAAACCGTTTCTGAGTTCCAGTCCGGAGAATAAGTTTCGACGTAATTTTCAATAAAAGCTTTAAAAAACAAGCTGCGGCCGCTGGGAACATGTTTAATATCAATGACAAACCCTTTGTTGGCGAGCATATCGGAGCCATCGGGTCCATAAACACTCCTGTTTTGATATAGTTCGTCCGGAGGGAATGTGCGATCAACTCCACCACCATTCCTCTTTAATTTAGTACTGCTAAACCAGTGGGAGCCAATAGGCTTATCGTTGTTGTTATCGTTGTTGCCACTAGACATTAATTATTATCCTTGTCCTGCAAAAATAGGCTTGTACTGATCGCCCATTATCTTAACTACTTTCTCTTCCAAAAGTTTGCCGTCTAATTCAAGACGAACTGTAATATTTTGTGCGGAAGTTCCTCCGCCTGCGCCGGGTGCACCGGTAGCAGGGCGAGCGGCTGCGGTCGAAGCGCGACCAGCGGCGGCGCCGCCTCCTCCCGCAGCAAAGGCTAGGGCAATCGGTTTCAGAGATGTGGCAGCTAAAGCCATCGCTCCAAAGCCTAGCGTCAAAACCATTGTTTTCATTACGGGGATATCACTGATCGCGTCTGCAGTCCCTTGTAGTGCTGTGGATAAGCCGGCAATGTTGTCTGTTTGTAGGGCGGACATGCTAGTCATTAAGCTTTGCAGGGGGACCAGGGCGCCTCTAACAGCGCTTCCTAAGCTGCTAAAAGCTGCCGCCGTTTTTTCAAGGGCGCTCAAACTATCTATAGAAATCTCATCAATAGCCGTAGCAATACCGCGAATACCGCTAGCGGAATCACCCATCCCTCCAGTAGGAATTTCTCCGATAGATTCCATGATTGTGGCAATAGCTGTCAAATCATCTGTGGCAATAAATTTTAGAGCAAATGCGAGGGCGCCCATTCCTATCGCAAATGCTATAAGTCCGACGCCTGCAGCTACCATTCCTATAGCTCCTAACCCAAATGATAAAAGAAATGTGGTTACGAGTGCCATTTTTTCCGGGCTCAGCGCATTAAACATTTCGCCAAAACTGGAGGCCATATAGCCAATTCCAGCGGCCAATATTGCCACAGACACAATAAGAATTGCGATAGGCGGTATAACCGCCCACAAACCAACTCCAAAAGCGGCCATGCCGGCGCCGGCGGCCGTCATTGCGGGGGTTGCTTTACTCAAGATTTTAGAGGTTAACCAAAGGGCTCCTGCAAGAGCAACGAGTTCTATAACCAGAAGAGAGGGTGACTTCATGAACATTGCGGCGGCGATGAGACCGAGAGCCAAGGCAAAAACACCTAGGGCAACTCCTGATTGAATTGCCTCCTTTTTGGACTTGCTCATAGATTCCTTCATCAGAAAGTTGGCTACTGACAATGCGCCAGTGGTTATAGCAGATGCAACTTGCATTACTTTCAGGGCCCCTAACACCGCTGTAAACGTTTTTACTATCCACATATTATCACTAAGGAAGTGTAAGAACTTGGCGGCCATAGTGGCCAGTTTCAAAAATTCATCCGCATTGTCTGCCAAAATGTTTTGAAGCTGTTCTTGGATATTTTGAACTGATTTCGCCCTTTCCGCTTGTTGCTCATAGGACTCGGCAGATGCGTTTGTGGCGTCGGTCATTAAATCGGTGCGGCCGCTCAACATTAAAGCTAAATCGCCTACATCCGACAAGCCCAACGCGTCAGTATAAAATTGCTTTTGATAATAAGACATCGTATCAAACGAAAGTCCTGCTTGCTCGATGGCGCCGCGAATGGTCTCGAAACGAGAGGCCGGATCGGTGTCCATCATCATATCCATCGCGTTAACAAAGTTACCACCTAATGCAGCATTGAGCTTTCCAGTCGCTGTAGCAGCATCTTCGAACGTATCGAATTTGTTGGCGATTTGCAGGACTTTGCCCATTTCCATGCCTGTCAGCTTTTGGATACGGGAGAGTTCTTTGAATGTAGAAATACCCTCCTGGCCGAATTTGGCCAGTTGTGGTCCCATAGCGGCATACTGCGCAGCCATTTCTCCGGGCACCACTTGAAGTTCGCGTGCAACAGCAGCTAATTCTAAGGCTGTGGTTTCTGCGCCTTTAATCGACTGTCCAAACATCTTCATAGACGTTTGAACACCCTTTGCCACATCGGCGGATGCAATGCCGGTTTCGGCGAGAAGTGCGGTGGTCTTTACGAGTGAGTCTTGCTGGGTTCCGCTGGCCATTGTGAATTCGGTCACATTCGTTACAAGATCTCCGGTTGCTGTTGCTGCTTCTTCAGCAGATACGCCATACTCATTTAAAGCTTTATAATTCTCATGCAAACGTGTGGTATATTCTGCAGGAAGTTGGAAAGTTTTTTCAAATTGCTTTTCGGCAATGTGGGCGCCCATTACCATGCTCTTAATAGAACTAAGCATAAAGTTAAATGCACCTGCAGATTTCTCGGTAGCTTTCGCCAGCAAATACATGCTTCCTTGTCCAGCTTTGCTGGCTTCCGCATATTCCTCCATAGCGTTGGTTAGCTGGGTTGTTCCTCCCAGTTGCGACTTGATAAGATCATTGGCTCGACCGGCGGCCGCGTTTTGCTCTTGCGCTAGCTCTAGTCTTTCCTGGGCGTTTTTGATGGCCGACTCCTGGACGCGAATCGCCTTCTTGCCGGCCTCTGTGTTTTTGTCTTGAAGAGAAATTTGTTCGCGTGCTTTCTCGATTATTTTCTGCTGCTGTTCGATTTGATTCTCATGCAGCATCTGATTGTTTTCAAGGCTTCGCCCCAAGGTCCTGATCTGGTCTTCCTGTTGCTTAAGGAGATCAATTTGTTCCTCGATGGCGGTTGATTCCTTTCGGCGCGCCTCTTGAGTTGCGCGCACCTTATCGAGGTTCTGTGTCAGGACCCCTTGAGCGTCCCGGAGTTGTCTTTCAACATCATCGCCGGCGGCTTTCTTTGCTTTAAGAAGCTCAAGTTCTTCTCTGGCAAGTTCAACAGCCTCCTGTTGTCTTCGTAGTTCTTCCTTGGTGGGCGCGGCCATATATTAAGTTCCCGGGATCTAGCGTCTTCAGTAAATAGTTTGCATAAAAAAAAGACAGGGCATGCCTGTCTCTTAATACTTCGTAGGTGCAGTGGGCTGGTTAAAAGGCGTTAAAGTCTGGATATTGGAGCCTTTGCCGCCCTGAGAAGCTTTTTCGATTGCGTCCGATTCTGCCTCAAGCTGTCTTACGAGACGTTCTACGAACCACGTCCTAAGACCTACGGGAAGATTATAAGCTTCCGTAAATGACCAACCGCCTGAATATTTTAAGAAGAAGAACTGCTCATACACGTTCTCCACATATTCATCGGTCAGGCCAAAAAAAGTCCGCGGTCAGCGGAACCTCCATTTCCTGATCATGGCCACATTCGCCACAGCTAAACTCTTGGTTTAAATCGATATTGGGAGCTACCATCTTATAAGCGAGTCGCAAATGGCGAGCATCTATAGACGGAATGTTTTCCACCAAATAGTTACAGGCCTGGGTCGAATCATCACCATTAACAGCCACAATCATATTGCGGAGTTGAGTTGTAACTGCTTTCTCGTAAGAACTCTTTTGCTTGTTGCGGGCGCCTTTCAAAATGGCCTTTTCATCTCGGCCAATTAAAAGTCGAAAAGTAGCAGTAACTTGAGTACTGGGAAGGATCGTTTCAAACGTCCCATCGCCGTGGTTAACAATATCCAGATCGGTTTCCCCCGTGGTGCCATCAAAGACATTCGCCTCGTTTAGATCAAAAGAATAATCTTGCGAAGCTTCGCATGCAGGACACGTCACTTTCGTCGTATAAATATTTCCATACGCAGATGAACGGATAGCAATAAGAATCGCATTTCTGTCGCCTACTAATACATTATCGGCGTTGATCCGATTATCCATTATTAAGTTCTGAATGACTCGATCTAGAGCTACCCCCTTTTTAAGGAGTGTCCGGGAAGTTAAAATATCTTCCTCTTTGGCGGTCATTTGTTTAATCTCAATACTTTCCTGCCCATGCAATGGGTGGTCTTCAGGATAGAATCGCCCCTGGGAGGGGAGTTCTACATATTCAGTTGGGATCACAAATGAGAATCCCGATGTTTCTTGTTGTAACGCTTGGGGTGGGGGTCCACTGTTATCTGGGGTGGTGTCACCCATGCCCAAGCGATCTTTATTGCGTGACAATATTCACCTCTTGTTCTTTGTTAAAATTCTTAGCTGTTGCCGCCGCCGACAGACCAGAACTTATTCTTCTCGCCAGTGGCTGTCGTCTTATCGCGAATGCTCTTTCCTCGGGCTTCCAGAGTTGCCCAATCGTACTTCATCGTAACCGTCAATACCGTTAAATCATCTTTTCCGTATTCTAAGTCACCGTACTTAATTTCAGTAATGAAAGCATTGTTAAGCGTCCAGGTTTCGAGGGCGACTCCGTTAGAATCGATCTGCTCGACCGTCACAACACCCAGCGCCGTCGAAGCGCTAGCCTTTGTCATCGTGCTGTTGTCGCCCGGGGTAGGAATTTTATATCCGCCGGCTTGAACGATGTCTGTCAAGGATGCTGCCATGTCAGGATCGACTGGGTCGACCAATGTTACCGATACATCCTGCCACGTAACAGCGCCAGGATAATAAAAGGTGTGATTCAAATACTTGTGCTCTGTCGAAGCGATTTGAAAAGAAGGCTTTGTAGCGGTTTTTGCGTACCAAAGCGTGTTATCGCTAAGTCCGTTAAAGCGCACTACAAATCTAAATGACCTTTTGGGATCGTTTAGCGCGGGGTTGTTAGAATGATTGGTTGACCAGAATGGCATGATTTAGGTACTCCTATAAGGTTTCAAAATTAAATAGTCAACGGAAGGAAAAACTCCCGTATCTTTAGTCATCAAAAGATGCTCCCGTCGAGGCAATCACAAAATCAATCGCAATGAACTCAATAGAGCGTGCAGGTTTAACCATAATCTTGGCATACATAATATTCTGGTCAATCAAATCTGGGGTTGTAGTAGATTCGTCCAGGACCAGTCTATATTCGGTAAGTCCCAATCTCACGACTGCGTTCTGCAGGAAGGGCTCGACAAGTCCCTTAAATCTCGCCCACGTCGCTTGTACGTTTTGCTCAAACAGAATTTGAGTGGAGAGAATAGAAATCTGCTTCTTCAAGTAGATAACGAGTCGGCGTACATTAATACGGTCCAAGGCACTTTGGCGCTCTTGAAGCGTCTTCTGCCCAAACACCACAATTCCGCTAGAGGGGAACGAGGCAATCGGATTAATGCGCGCATCGTAAAGAGTGTCGCGCTCTTTAGATGTCAGTCTCTCAGTCACAGAAGTAACTGGAATACCTGCTGCGCCATCACTAAGACCGCCGCGATTGAAGCCCGCAGGAGCGAACCACAATTCAGACGAAGCTTGTGAAGATGCCAGCACTCCCATCATTGCGACGGAAGGCGGAATCCACAGCATGCGGCCTGTTCGGTCGTCTACTGTCTGGACCCACGGATAGAAAGTTGCGCCATAACTGGAGTCAATTCGACGATTCCGAAGGGTTGTGGCTGCTTGCTGGGGGGTTGTGGCGATACGGGAAGCCTTTGTGCTGCGAGAAGAATAAGATCCTTCAGAAGCAGGGAGGTATACATTAGGCAGGTCAATGAGAGACATCGCATCTGCGCGCTCTTCACAAACGTTTACCATATGTGTAGTCAGGCCCGGAACCGTTACGCCGGGTGCGGCCAAGAGATTCATATTAAGAGACTCAGGGTCGGCTACTGTATCAACAGCGCGCTTAATCGTGTTATAAGCATAGCTATTGCGATCATCTACACTGCTAATGTCTGTCATTCCAGTGTTATATAGAGGATCGGGCTTTGTGATATCCCAGCCATCGAAGCCACCCCAAATAGGAGCGGTGAATTGGCTGTATCCGAGGTCTAAGATATCGCCGTAGGAGGCACTCGTTACAGACTTAGAGGAGGCGCGAGATCCGGATTCATAATAGTATCCGCCGGAACTGCAAGAGAGCACATTATCAAGAGTGAAAATATACGCATAAGATTCAATACCGGCAACCGCGGTGCTGTTTACTGGATCGTCAACAGATGTTGCAGTCCAGAAACGATGCATTGAGGCCACGCTCGGATCCCAGCGGGTGCTAGTCGACGAACGCGTGCTTTGGAATCCAAAGTAGGCATCAGTATTATCTGCTAAGCCGCCATCAGATGCCGACAAGCGAGTCTGTGCAACGGGGAATCCGAGACTCGCAGTCAGGGCCAGCGCTTGTCCGGCGAGACCAACGCTGGACAAGAGTGTTGAACCACTCAGAAGTGTTGGGGTATTAAAGATCATCAAATTCTGGTCAGTCAAGTCGACTGAAGAACTAACAGAGATTCCGCTCGTAAACCGGGGCGGCCCATAATATCCGAAGGGAAGCAATTCGGCGTCAGTGCCGCCGGCTTCTACAGTCGCATTCATTTCCACATACACGAACTTAGATTGGTTTGCATATTCTCCATAAGTCTTCAATCGACGACTAGTGGTATCCCAAGATGTATACTGATCTCCAATCTTGCGAGAAAGGAAATTGGGGGAAGTGGGATCGAGCGTACAGTTATCAAACCGTTCCATCACTTGAACATTACTATCGGTATCTGACAGAGCGCGAAGAACCACGCTGAATGTTCCGTAGTCACTTACCGTAGAGGTGGACTTACGAATGTTCTCAATAGAAACCTTAACGTTCTTTTGGAGCCACTCGCCGTGTCCGCGGTCTTTAAGACGGAAAAGCTGTTGCATCTGATCCGGACGGAAGGAAGCGGGAGTTCCAAGGTCTTGACCAATGAACCAACCGGCTTTACCAAGGGCCGAGTCTGCACTAACCCCCTGAACATTGTGAGGCCCTGTTGTGTTAGCGCTATTCAATGCTATAGGAAGGATACATCCATGGAGAGCAGCAGAGGTAAGAGAACTTCCGCTCGTCACTGTAAAGAGAGCGGGATTTGAATGGATACCATCGCGAATTTCTTGTTCGAAACTCTCACCAAGCCAATAGTTTTTCTTCGACGAGGCCGGTGCAAATGTTCCTGCAGCCGCCACTAGTTGAGGATTGGTGTTAAAACGCTTGCGAATGAAGAGATCGGAACTATCATCAAGATTAAAGCGAATTTTTTCGCTGGCTAAGTCGTTGTTTCGAATCTCCACCGTAAAAGAATTGGCGGTGGCAGTATCGTTAGCTATGACCTGCCCAATAGAAGCAGTCGTAGCTGTGGAGCGCATTAGCGTCCCACTTAAAGCAATTGAAGCATTATCATCTACGTACCAAATAGCAGCCAGGACGCCTTGTAGTCCGGCTGTCCCACCTACTATGGTACCAGAGCCAGACGGCCAGATCCAGAGTCCGTAGGCGCCTCCGTTAGCAGCATAAGTGGCCCCGGGGCTCTCAGTTGTTTTCCAACCAGCGAGCGCGGTAGAGGCGCCTGTGTTATTAGCGTGTTGCTCACCTAAGAGGCGCACATATGTCAGGGGCGCCACATTGGCACGCAAAAAAGCTTTAGCGGCATAAGTACCGTACATTGCGGATTGGTAGTTGCCATCGCGATAAACATCGCCGCCGGTACCTCCGGGTACTGTATCTCCGAACACTTCTACAAATTCAGAGTAAGAGCGGACCTTAACAGGTTGCATAGCGGGGCCCCTAGAGGCACGACCAATAACAACAGGTCCAATTTCTTCTGCTGACTTGGGAATGAAAGAGTTGTCGATCTCATTGATAAAAACACCAGGAGAGACAAACTTAAAGTTTTTTACTGACATATTTGTGATTCCTTTTAAGACAATGGGCTAAAATTACGCCACTGTAATCATTAATTAAATAGTATTTGGGATCTCAAAAAGCTCCTGAACTGCAAAGAAAAATGGGGGTTTACTTCAGGAAGTCTTACCAAAGATATTAAGATTGCCGGTTGGGACCGGTCCTTCGCTAGGAAATGTAACTTCTACAATGTTTTCTTCCATCGTCACAATGGGGCGATCATCGCTTTCGCCTTCCCCAATGAGATACCCTAAGACTTTAATAGTGATTTCGGTTTCAAAGAGGCGAGCATCTTCAGCTAAATCAGCTACTGTGTTATTGTGAGTAAAGTTTTGGTCTATAAAGCCTTCGTAAAGATGTCCATTACGCCTCATGACAAAAACATTGGTTTGACCTGTTCGCCCAATGAAGGGGGATACCAATTGGTTCATCTGTTGCTGATATTCTGTTTTAATTATAATCTTATATTCCAGATCCACATATACCGGGATAGGCACTGATAAAAACTGTACTACTACTTGCTTATTAATGCGGGGATAATTACGCTGGAGGGTGCCGCCGGCATTGGTTCGTGTGCCGACCGCGGTGGCATAATTACGGGTCTTGTCTTCAACAATGCGCTTTGCAATAACAAATCGGCCGGAGCGCTGGTTGTGCTTATTAGAATACAAATGAGCTTGAAACGATCCCCGATTTTGAGGGTTTTTCACAATCCCTGTTCTTTCTACGCTAATAAGAGGTAATTTCAGCGCATCGTTGTCATCGCGCAAGGATTTTTCATTTTTAACCTGATACGCCCTTTCAGGAACTTGCCACAATACAGGGACTTCTTTAAAGCCTTCATTGGTAACAGTGCTGAGTTTCAAGTCTTCTTTTACCCACGATACCAGAGAATAATCTATATTCTCAATAGTGGAGGCCAGCATCCCTATCTCTTCTAAGGTAAAGGTGGTATTGCCCACGCTTCCTGTAGGCAGCATTGCAAAATCAAAATTATCAGGTAGCATCGAATAGTCCCTTGCGCGCGCGCTTACACGTTGCTTTTATCTGGAAGGTGTGATCAACCTGTCCAAAGAGTTTCCGCTCCTCTTCAATTTTTAAAATTTCATAATAATTGGAGCCATATAGAACAAAATCGCCTTCCCGCACATATAAGTCTTGATCTTCGGTCAAGCGGCGTCTATGGAAATATACTGCAATTTCCCAAGTCTTGTCTACTCCGAAATTCTTCATATATTCAGTAGCTTCGGTGGAGAATTCTACCAATGCATAAACTCGGAGGGGAGGTAAGTAAGTCTTTTTGATAGCCTCGCCGTAAAGCTCGTGAAAGTTGGTAGTCTCTAAATCGATAGGATAATATAAGATCTGTTGGCCAATGACTTTTTCAATTAATTCGTCATTAACTTGTTTGACTAAATTGCGCTCTTTCTTCCCCAAGAAAAGAGGAGGAGGAGGATTTTTAGGTCTTTCCCATTCATTATCTGCCATTATTTAATTATCCTACAAAAATTGGAAGAGGTGTGATCTTTAATACCTCAGTTGCGGCGTCAGTCAGTTCTTGATCCGACTTAGCCAGTGCGGGATACTCCATCTCCTTCAACATCTCCATAAGTTTATCCTTAAGTGCTGTTTGTTCTTCTTTGGCCTGCGACAACAAATCCGCAAAGTTTAATGTCACGCTTTCTCCCGGAATGGGCACAGTGGTAAATTTTCCACGAATTTGCCCCAACATCTCTTTAGAGAGGGCTAATGCATATTTTCTAATCCATTGTTTTCCAATAGCATTAATATTGGCATAGGGAATATTGTCAAAAGGAACCGTATTCATATTATTAATGCCTTCAATCCCCGTTTTAGTATCTCCATCCTCCTGCCATGGCACAATATCAACATAGAACCTTACCCAAATACGATCTAGCTGGGAATCGCTCCACGTAGTGGGCTCTGGGTAAATTCGTAAGCGATCATTAATAATTTCGTATGAATAATGCGAAGTTCTAGTGTAGATCGAATCTTCATACATAATGGCTTGCATTTTGTTCTGCCATGTGGGAATAATTTCAAAAGTGGAATCATCGGCAAACTGACCATAAGTTGACATGTTGCCAACAACGCCAAACCCACCGTAGTAGCCATAAAAACGCCACATTGCGCGGGGAGACTTATAAAACACCTTTGTGATGATTACACGTTTATTATCAACTTTATTTTGGAAATCAATCCCAGTGCCGGCATCATCCACTCCTGATACGGAAGCACTCTGGATGATTGATTGAAGGTCATAGTCCTGCACTTTGGTTTGAGGTTGGAAGGAGGCCGAATATTCGGGCACAGTGCCCCCAAATCCGCCTGCTGCTGCCGCCCCGTCACCTACGCGACGAGAATATCCAGTTGTAAATCTTGGATATCTTAAATTGATATTAGAGGGACCACTTTTCCGATCTCCCTTGTGATCGAAGGTGCCTGTTGCATTTCCTAGGAAGGTGGATAGAGCATTTTTAGATTGGTGAAGGTTAATAATATACGAATATTCTAAGACCGCTTCTTCATACGCCGCATAGACGTTTGAAGGCGTCAGTTCGATGTCTATTACATCTCCGCCGAGCTTCTTATAGGTATAAGCTACCTGAAGGGCTGCACCACTTAAGAAATCGGCAGAACCTGTGTAGATTCCAAAGGGTAAAGAACCAGATACTAGGTCTACACTTCCTGTAGACGTCAAAACTATAGCACTTGTTTCAGATCGTGGTTGTAGGTTGGTTGGCATATATTAAACTCCCGCTGTTCTAATTAGTTTTTTAAAACATAAAAACGAAAATCTCAAAAATTTACCGGGGAAAAAATTTGGGAAATCGACATTTTTGATTATTGGTCTCGATAGAAAAGCCCCCCAACCGAAATTGAGGGGCTTTAATAAAGACACAGATAGTTTCTTATAAAAGTTTAAACTAAACTCCGCCGGCTCCGCCCTGGATTCCACTACCGCTTGTCGCAGTGTGCAAAATTTGCCAGTTCTGCCCATCATAAATTAAACCAAGCGCTTGTCGAGCCTGATTTATCGACGCAGTCAATGCCGTACCTCCAACACCTGCCGAACAGCTAAGGGTGAGACTCTTGGAACCTCCAACCTCTTTTAATACCACATACTTAACTTGTCCAGTAGTGTTGCCAGCCGCAAGCGAAACGCTTCCGGAGCCTGCTGCCGTAGTGACAAGAGAAAGTAAAGTAGTCAAAGAAAGAGCCTGTGGTGAGGTATTAGCCCCATCGTCGAGTCCTCCATCCACCGATTCTTTGGATTCGAGTTGCATTAATTGAAAACCCATGCTTTTAACATTGGTCACCGCAAGTCCCTGCATGAGGGCACGCAATCTTGCAATATTTTGTGAAACAGCCATTTCAAAATTCCTCCTTATATATTGAATTATGTAGTGCTGCGCAAGTTATAAACCTGCTAGCTAATAGCTGCGCTGTGCACAGACTATAGACGCCTCCTACAACGCCTACACTAAATAGTCTAGGCAAAACAAAACCCCCCGGTCTTTCGACCAAGGGGCTAAGTTTTATTTATCCGCTAATTTTAGGTAGCAGATCCGGACTCACCTAAGAGACCGCGCACGATAACAAGACCGTACATATCGGGACGCACCATCTTCTTGGCGTACCGAGTCATCACGCCCTTGCGGGGCACGAAGTCTTCAGGGCCAAAGATAGTGGGTGTGGTCTGTAACGGCACATAAGGTGCGTATACATATCCGCTTTCAAGGAAAGAGGAACCACGACGTCCGACCAGAACCACGTTCCGCAGGAAGTATGGGTCAACAATGACGTCAAACTTCTTGGAAAGAGATCCAGTCTTGACAGCACCCACGGTACCGGTTTCATCATCTGCCGTAACAGAGGCACGGAAACCAGCCGTGAATTCGAGAATGTTGGCAACTTCAGGTCCGCAGACGATGAAGTTAGCACCACCACGCAATGTCTTGCGATGGATCTGTGCGGAGACATCATTGATAGTTTCAATGAGGGTCTCATACCACTCACTCACAGTACCGGTGAAGTCGGGAGCCTTAGTAGCTGCTCCAATTTCCACGCCACTCGTCTTATCGACAAACAAACCGGGTGAACGTGACCAGTAATAAGTACCGGCAGTTGCACCACCAACGAGGTCACCAAGGATCTCGCGGTCAATCTCAAGAGCAACTTGCTCAGAGAGAATGCTGGTCAACTCAACCTCAGCATCAAGGTTGTGGTAGGCGTTAAGATCTTGTCCTAACTCCGGGGTCCACTTGGCCTTGAGCTTCTTGGTCATCGCGGTAACAGCCGTACTGTCCACCTTGATGTCGATCTCGGGGATCTCAGGGTTACCTTCGAGTCCCCAAACCGCAGCACCAACGACAGCACCCATAGCGGTTGCAGCATTGAAGTTGTCACGGATCGGAACCTGGGTTACCCAGTTGCCGGACTCGGCAATGTGTCCAACCGAGGCAGAGAGAGAAACGACAGTAAAGCGTACACTCTCCACAGATTGAGCGGAATCAGCAGCCGTGACAACGCGTGTCAATCGACGTACCAGCGCGTAGCTGTCACCAACAACACCCGAAAGTGCAGTGTTCAATGCAGTGCTTGTTACCTCGAAAGCTGCGACGTTGTCGAAATCAGCGTCTTGGTTGATAAACAGCTGCTTTGTAAGGTCCCAAACACTAACCTTGTAGCCACTTCCAGACAACGCAAGAAGATCGGGATCATACTCGATATACTTCTTGTTTGCGTCCGTTTCACTACCATTAAGGTTGAACTGAGCGCGTACTGCGTACTGAGCCGTGGTGTTGGTTACGGAGCCACTCGGGGATGCATATGCATAACCGCGCGCGGCAGAGGTCCGAGGACCACCGAAGCCACTACCATCAGTGCTGACCAAGTCGACACCGCCAGTGATTTGTGAACCAACCTGATTCGTACCATAAATGGACTTGTCAGCAAGGTTACCAAACCGGTCGGTTTGTGGACCCGTACTGTCTCCCAAATTGGGCGAGAACACGAAGTCCAGGAAGAAGATGAGACCCGAGGGTAAGCTCATCGGCTGAACACTAACAAGATCGTTAGCAATCAGTCCTGCAAAAACACGACGGACGATGGGGAACGCGACGGCTGCAAAGCCTTCAACATCACCACCAGACATCGTAGAGTTTTCACGAAGAAGCTCTTTAGCTTGGTTCTCAAGTAACCTAGCCATAGACTGCTTCTTACGGTCATTATCAAGACCCTCTAAAAGTCCTGTGCGCTCCCACTTTGATAACAAAGCGTGACCTTCTGCGCGCATATCACGGTTGACAACACCTTCGGTCAACCTATCAATAATACCAGCCATTTTTAAAATATCTCCTTATATAATTGTATTTTGGCATCTCATTTGATGCCTGCTAGTCTTTTCATCCTTTCCGCAATGGGATCGGATGGAGTGCTCTCTTGACGAGAAGCACGAATAACAGAAGTGCTGCGGCGAGTAATGGCTTCACTCAACGATTGTGGGCCGCGCTGTGGTGCGGCCGGCGTTGCGTTTTCAAGCGTATGATATATCGTCTTGGCTTCTGTTACTGAACCAGCTTTCGAAATAGCGTCGGCAATCTTTGTTTTTTGCCGCTCATTTAAGGAGGTATTTCTGAGCACACGGTTCGTGTAAAGCAAGCGAGCATTAGAAAGGTTGACATCATTCAATCCTTGTCGTAATTCTCCAGTTACTTGCTTATATTGTTCAAGGGACTCGTTAAGTTGTTTATTTTCGAAAACTAACTCTTCTTGAGCCTTCTTTAAAGTATCTAATTCATCTTGGAAATCAGTGCTGCGACGATGTGCTAGCGCTCTCTCCAATTCATATTTCATATCTTCTGAGGAGCGGCCGGCCCAACCTTTTAAGGTGGCGCCCATGTCTACCGTCAATCTTTCGACGATATCCTCAATTAATTCATCAGTGATTTCTAAGCCTTCGGCTGACATCTCTGCGGCATCGACGTTTTCATCATCTTCTTTCTTCGAGCCGGGGTTCAGGAGACTATTCATTTGATCATCGTCTGCTTCGGCTTCGGCTGCTGCCGAGACACCGGGTGATTGCACTTCCTCAAGATCCTCTTCGTCTTCTGACAGGAGTTCTACCAGTGTTTGTTCATTGAGGTTGATCTCTTGTTCATCGTGGAGAGTTCGAACTGCTTCTTGCAGAGCATCAAGGTTAATCTCTATCTCGACGTCTTCTCCACTACGCGGAAGACGTTCTAAATTTTCGCCTTCGTTCTCTGAAAGGTTGTCCGTCGCGGCAAGGGGAATATTTGCGGCTACTTGTTCTCCAGTGCCCGCGTCAGTTTCGGCGCCCATCGGATCCATACCACCTTCGGGGGCCCCTAGGTCCATTGCGGGGGGCGCTTCTAATTCTGCGCCTAGTGGATCTTCCATCTCATCCTGTTCTAATAACTTAGTCAGGGTTTCGCGAACTTCTGTTGCGTATTTGTCAATCACGGTAGTTTCCGCGCTTTTTAAAGCTGCTTCACGCAAGCTTTGAGCGTCGACGATGGCGTCTTTCAAAAGAGTGGACATTAATATACTCCTAAAATGATACTAATTCAAAATAAATAGTATTTTATATCGTAAAACACCTCTTTTTATATAGGAGAGGCACTGTTAACACTTAGATATACTATGGAAGCGGCATTGACACGCCAATAATGGCCCAAGTATAAGCTCCTCCCCCCGCAGCTAGAGCCTGAATTCGTATTCCTTCGGTGGCTTCGAGAGATTGTAAAGCAGCATTATCAATCAGTTCGCTCCCGTTGGGACGCACTTCTGCTTCACGGTGAGCGCTAATATTTTTAATATAAAACACACTCCCATCGACCGTAGATGCAGCTGGTAGCGAAGCGGTAATGTTAGTCAGTGAACCGCTCATGTAAATGATATTATCAGAAATCGCCACACTATAATTTGAAGTTTTTACTGCGTAGGGGAGCTTCAGCCCATATCCTACTACCAAGTTGGAACAACTTAATGCAGTTCCCGTGGCGCCCGAAGAACCAGTGCTAAAAGATAAAGCTCCATCTGACATAAAGCTTCCATCGGTGCTTCTCAAAAATTGAATATCGCCGGCGCCTCCGGACCCCGTAGCGTCGGTGGCTACATTTGTCAAGTTCGCACCGTCACCATAGAATGCGGATGCTGAAATGTTTACCGAAGCTGTGAGAGTGCCGGCGACATCAACAGTGCCAGCGGCGGGGTCTAAAGTAATATCTCCATCCACATCAAATACCAGATGGGCTGCAGTAGCATTGTCATCAACTGTTGAGATCGTGGTTGCGCCATGGGTAGTGGTTTGAATCTGGAAGTAATCGCCACTATCGGCTGAACTTTCAATTCTAAGATCGACACCACCGTCCTCAACATCAAGTTGGATTCCGTAGTTGACGTCTCCGCCCCCAGCTTCGATTCTTGCCCCTTGGACAAGGCTGCTGCCGTTTGTTCCGCCTTGCGCGTTAATAAACACACCGTATAGAAAGGCTCCGCCGGCGTCAGCAGCGTGCGAAAGCGTCGGGGTGACGTGTAAGCCATACATGTAGTTGTTGCCGTTGGTGGCTGTCGTGTTATCCATGTCAAGTTGGATACCATACATGGTGTTGTCTGACGTGGAAGCGCCGGTCTTATCCCAGTCTATGTGCAAGCCGGTTATTGAGGCTTCAGTGAGATCCGAGTAATTCTTGTCTAGTTTTATTCCTGTTGT